GCGTAGTTGTTGTCGACCGCGCGGGTGTCCAGTGCTGCCGCCGTCTTCTCGACGTCGGGGCGTCCGGCCGAGTCGTCGTACAGGCGGGTCGCCTCGTCATCGTATGACGCGATGTCCATGACGTAGAAGGCCAGGCCGTAATCGCGGACCTTACCCATCGCGTAGTCGGTGATGAATGACTCGCGGATGCCCGGGATGGCCAGGATGTTGGTGTTGACCACCATCGGGTCAGTCATGATGTCGATGGCCGTCGTGTAGGACAGCACCGTCGAGTTTGACTGGCCTGAGCCGTTCGGGTTGACCAGCATGCCTGGAGCCACGTAACTGGGCTCGGCGCCGCCGCCGGCATCGAAGGACGTCGACCTGTCGTTGAGCCGCCTTGCGTCACGATCCAGAAAGTTGACGCCGTCAAAGCCGCCGTACATCATGTTGGTGAACTTGGCGAACGGCGACCACTTGTTGAAGTTGGCCGCGGTATCCTTCGCCAGGATCGTCGCCAGGGTGATGCGCTTACCGATGCTGCTGTCGATGGTGTACTCGGACAGGTCCAAGTTGCCGTCGCGGAGGTATGCAGCCTCGCGCATGTGGTCATTGACGGTGCCCGTCAGGTGGGTGATGCTCGTGTTGGAGAATGCCACCTTGGCCAGCGTGAACTTGTTGTCGTTGAACTGGTCGGCGCCCGCGCCCGTCACCAGGGTGTCGAGCTTCTTGATGCCCAGGAACTTGGTGTAGGCCTCGAGCAGCCTGTTCTTCTCGGAGTTCAGGTTGGCGTTGAGCGGCAGGGTGTTGCGCTCGAACTTGACGCCCCAGGTCAGCTGGGTGTTGGCGAGCTCGGTCGGCCCAGGCGCGCCCGGGAAGGCCGGCGACGCCGGGATGTCGCCCTTGGTCACCTTGTAACGGAAGGGGACCGGCGGCAGGATCGAACCCGACAAAGCCGAGCCTGAGCTGACGCCCAGCACGCCGACGATCCTCGCGGCAGTCGAGCCGGCGTCGGTCAGCGAGTCGTTGGTCTTCGGGACCTCGATGCCGCGGAAGCCGAAAGGCAGCGACTTTGCCGGGATCAGGCCGCGGTCGACGGCGTCCGACACCTGGACCCTGACCAACTTGGACACGTTCGGGTACTTGCCCGTCGCGACCACGCGGCGCTCGGTGACGAGCGAGGAATCGAAGTTGTAGAAGACCTTGCGGTCACCGATCAACCGAGCGATGTAGTTGTCGGCATTCGGGTCCAGCGAGCAGTTCGGGAATGCCTCCAGGACCTGCGGGTTCTGGTCGGTGTCGTTCCAGTCCCTGACCTGGACGGTGAAGGTGCCGTGTGGCTTTGCGTCGTCGAGCGATGCCTTGATGTTGGTGATCGAGATCTTGTAGAGCCTGTTGGCGAACTCACCGTCGTCCAGCGCCTCGAAGTGGAACAGGTCGTACTCCGTCGCACCGAAGGGCTGCGAGATGAAGGCGGTCGACTTGGGCGTCTGGTACCTTGTGTCGAAGGCACCGAAGGCCTTACGGAAGATCAGGCTGCTGTCGCCCGACGTTTTGCTGGTCGCGTTGGAGCCCGAGACGACGGCCACCGTGACGGCGGTCGCCAGCTCGTCATCGACAGCAAAGTCGCCGTAGAGCAGGTGCTGCTCCTGGACAAAGCGGTCCGGGTCGGTGTTGAGCAGCTTGCCGACGTAGTCGGCGTCGGTCGGGTTGAGCGAGGCGGTGAAGATCCTGACGCCTGGGTTGCCGTCGGTGTTGACGAAGCCGTTGCCCAGGGTCGACGAGATGACTAGCTTGAACTTGCCGTTGACGGGCGTCGCCAGGTCGTCAGGGGTCGCCGCCGTGAAGGCGCCGACGGCGCTCTCGTTGCCGTCGAGGACCATCATGCGGGCGCCCGAGGCCAGCATCACCATGCCGCGGACCAGGTTGACGAAGCTGCCGTTGTAGCTGCGGTTGTCGGTGAACAGCGGCATGCCGTTCGCCTCGTTGGTCTGCAACATGTGCCGGGCCACCAGGTACTGGACGGCGCCGTTGTGGCGGCCAAGCGCATCGTGCGCCGCGACATTGCCTTCAAGCGTGAAGCCGGCGTTCTTAACGCGACCCGTCTGCAGGGTCGTGGCGATGTCGCCGTCGGTGCTATTGGCGCCCGCACCCAGGACCCTGAGGTAGGTCAAAGCCGCGCGGTGCTTCAGGAACTCATTGACGGCGTAGGGGCCGAACCGCTTGGGGTCCAGGTTGCCGAACGAAGCAATAAACTCATCGAAGTTGGCGACGGTGACCGGGACGAAAGCCGGTCCCTTGTTGGCGGTGCCGATGACTCCGGCGGGAGTCCCAACCGGACCACGCAGTTGGGGCGCGGACAGGTCGATCTCACGCTCATAGAAATTGGGCGACCTGAAAGTTCGTTCCGTTCCGGGCATTACCGTGCTCCTCTACGCGTTGGAATCGCTAGTATAACTATTCAACGTTCGTCTGAAAACTTTCCCGTCGACTGACTGCAGACCATTGTCGAGCTTCCAGCGACAGTTGGGGCACAGGGTCACCACGTTATCACTTCCGTTGACAATCTTGAGCGACGTGTCAAGGTCAAAACTTGTGATCGCCTTGACAGAACTCAACGTGCTTGTCGTAACCACACGACATGCACTTCTTGGGCAGGTGTTGATTCCACGCCCGAGCATACGCCCGAACCTGGTGAAATGTCAATGAATTTCATGTACCTGCCTTCTCGGCATACCACCTCAACGTTCTCTCCCTGATGTTGGCTCAACGCGAGGAATGCTTCGTTCGACAACCGTCGCAAAGAACCGACTTCCGCGAATCATTGAACTCCTTTTGACACCATCTACATACACGAGGGGGATTACACTTGGGTTTCTGATGATTGCTATTGTAGATCGCTGAACATCGCTGCGAACAGTAGACGACGTTCTTCGTTTCTACGTTGCAATTTCTACACTGCGGCATGCATATACGTATATGTGATCTACGTATGAATCACGAACGTCAGTCCTCTGTGACCACGATGGTCAATCCGCCCAGGTCGGTGTCAGGGGCAAAGATAGTCTCGCCCGTGAACTTGTTGGTAGATACCACGCGCACGAACTTGGTCACCAACCTTCCGTTCTTGTCGAGCCCGGTGACCTTCTTGTACTTGACCGGCTGCTGGCCCCTGGACAGCGACTTTAAGGCCGGATCGTGGGGCGAGGTGATGTTAGCCCCTGGAAACAGCCGGGTGCGGTCGGTGTAGCGCTGGTCGCGCCGCTTGTTCTTGACGTCGTCCAGGGGCAGTGTCGGGTCATCCGCGCCCAAGAAGGGATCGTCGAGGTCACCGCCTGCCGTCGATTCGCCCACACCCATGCCGACGTCAAACGTGATGACGGGCGATGACACGTAGCGCTTGATCGGGATGGGGGCACCTGGGACCTTGGTCGCCAGGATGTAGCCCGGAACCTTGACGTTGAACTTATACTTGATCATCCTCTCTTCCTGCGACATGTCGTCGATGTTGTTCTCAGCATTGTAGACGTTGCCATCGACGGTCGCCACGAACCAGTAACCCTTGGGGGTATCGAGCCGCCAGGCGTTGCCCTGCGGCAGGAACGAGGAGATCAACATCTCGATGAGTTGGAACATCTGGACTGTATACTGGGCCCAGAACGTCACCTCGTACATCGCAGTGTAGAACTGTGGCGTTGGCAGTACCAGCGTCTCATAGACGTTGTTGCGCCTGTCGGGCAGCATCAACCCGCCGTCCTGCACCGTCGGATCGTCGGTGAGCACCCCAATCTGTCTCTCCGTCGCCAGCTGGTCCGCGTCGGCCTGTCCCGGGGGCACCGCAAGGTTGGTCTGGTGCTTTAACAGCAGTCGATTGATGAGACCTTGGTAGCCGCGATCCGATTTATCAAGCCGCCGCTTGACAATGATCTCGCCGGTCTGCTGGTTTATGCCGCGGCCGGCGATGTCATCGTTGGGGCCCTGCTGGATCGTCGTCCTGACGACAGTGATCAGGGGCAGGATCAGCGCGCCGTTGCGGTCGCGAAGGGCCCTGTTCTTCTTGGCCAGCGCCCACTTCTCGCCCGCGGTAAAGATGACCGGCACGCGTTTCATCTCGCCCCTGTTCTTGTCGCTAGTGCTAACCTGGAAGGCAATCTCCTTGTCGAACAAGTGGAACAACGCGGCGTCGGCGTCCTCGATGCCGACGGGCGGGATCGTCAGGTTGACAGGAGACGACAACGCCCCGTAGCCCGACTGGATGCCGGGCACCTCGAACCTGGGCCTGCCATTGCTGTTGAACCTGGTCGGCATCAGTCATTACCTCGATGGTTTTGATTTCCCATCAACTTCTGGCTGATGAGTTTCCGACGACAATCTGTCCCACACGTTTGATGCGTACGGTTGGCACGACACACCTTGAACCCTCGATCACAGATGGCACAATTTCGTAGTGTCACTCGTTGTTGACCCTTGTTCCACGCAGCATAACCCTTGCGTGATTCGCTGATACGTTGTCGGGTCTCAATCGATGGCGACATTCCGGCATTCCAGGGCCGCTGGCCCAACTTCTTTCCGCCCGCTTTGAAGCTAGTTACGCGATTTTGCACGTGCTCATTACTCTGCCTCCGACCACGCCAAAACGCGCCAATCTTCATCCGAGTCTCTTCGGATCGCTCAAAGTTCTGATTCCCACCGCTCGTCAGGTTGTAGCCCTTTTCTGGGTTGAACGAGTCGAAGTGACTGACCCAGTGCTGTTCACGATCGTTGATCGCCTCGTCGGCACACTCCTCGAGCACCTCGAAAGCAAAATTGTCGATGCCGTGTTTGCGCATGGAGGCGTAAAGGGGACGAGCAACGCCCTTTCTCGCGTTGTAGAAATGTGTTGCCTTGCGTTGAGACGGCGACGCCGTCTGACCCACGTAGACCTTGCCATTGATCAAGTTACGAATGACGTACACGTATCGCATGGCTATACCTACTCATCGTAAAAACTTGATCCGTGGTGTGACTCATCCGACAGCGCCCCCTGCTCGGACACCTGCTTCGGCCCGGTCAAGGAGGGCTCGAGCACGCCTTCACGAACCAGGTCCCTGACGTCGCCCGTCGGGCCCTCGGAATTCTCCTTGCGACCGCGCTGCTGCTCGAACTTCTTCTGCACCGCATCGGAGTCAGAGTGCGAGATGTCGGTCGGACCCAGGATGGGGGCTGCGAACTGCCCCTCGCGGGCCTTGGTGCCGATGAGCTTGACGCCGTCCTTGTGCTCGGGCAGGCCATAGATGTTGCGCATGAAGTTGACCTCAGTGACCTCATAGAAGATGTCGCTGAAGGAGAAGAAGTCGCCGACGGAGACCTGGATGCCCTTCTCGACCAGGTCGCGGTGTTGGATGTAAACCTCGAGTTTGAACTTGGTGTCGACGCCGAACGCATCGATCTTGGTGTCCGCCTGGAAGTTGGTGTCGACCAACGCGTCCAGGATGATGGGCCCGTCGAATACCTTCTCGAGCGACTCATTATAGACGCCGTGGGTAACCGTCTTGTTCTCGGAGATCGGGTAGTAGTAGACACGCTGCCCGATGACGTCCTTGATGACCTCCTTGGTGATGTCACTGATGAAGTTGAGTTCACGCGGCGTGATGAAGAGCCTCGACATGGTTCACCTCACCCGATGATGATGCTCTTGCCCAGGGGCATGGGCACGAACTTGAGTTGCTTCTGCAGCTGCTCGGCGAGCGTCGCCTGCTGCTCCATCAACGCCTGGTTGGTCAACTTTGCCAGCCACTCCTTGATCTGGTCGCGCAGCCTGTTCTGGTCCTCGCGGCCGTCGGTGCGCAATGCCTCGCCGTTGAGCTGCAGGTCAGCATTGGGGATGGGCACCGTCTGGAACTTGCTGCGGATCAGGCCCAACAGCTCCTTCGCCAGGGCCAGAGTGTACTGGCGGATCCACTGGCGGCCTGGCTGCGTGATGCTGCTGAAGGGTAGGTTGTTGAGGGGCACGTTGCTGGGCCCGGAGATGCCGTACAGCGTCGAGTCGATGCTGCCGCTGATCGTGGTGCCAATGCCGTTCGGGTCGACCGGGTTGGGCGGCTGGGCAAACACTTTGATGAACAGCTTGCCCACCTGGATGTCGGTAACGGGCGCCGGGTAGATGCGCAGCCTGCTGCCGATGACCTCGTAGCTGTAGTTCGATCGCCGCACCCGGAACGCCGTCTCCAGCATGCCCCGGCGCAGGACGTCCTCAAAGACAGGCAGCACGTAGAAGATGGTGCTGTTAACGTACGACTCGTAGTTGAAGTTGGTGGCCAGGAAGTTGGTAATGTTGGACGCGTTGAGCAGGAAGTGCTGCGCTGCCAGGGGCTCCACGTGGAACACCTCGACGATCTTCATCCTGCCGCGGGAGCCCGACGGGATCGACAGCCACAAGTTCTGGCCCACGCTGCCGCTCTCAAAGCTCTTGATGTCGTCATAGATGTGATAGTCCTGCTGTCCGGGCACCAGGTCGATGTAGCCCAACTGCGCGTCGTACGGACCGCCCAAGAACGCCTCGGTCGCATAGGGCTCGGCCTGGCGGATCAGGAACTCTAGCGATTGACGCGGGTAGATGTTGGTCAGGTCGGTGCTGCCCGTCGGCAGGCCCAACACGTTGACCAGCTCCGACTGGATCTTCATCTCGTGGACCAATCGACTGTACTCGCAGACGGCCTCCTCGAAGCACGTCCAGATCTCCTTCTTCGTCAGCTCAACCGACAGCACGTCGTCGCCCAACTTGCGCTTGACGAAGGTGACCATGCCGTCAGCCTCGGCCTGAAATTGGGCGTCCGAGTCAAAGAATCCGAAGGGAGTTGGGTTGAGCGTTTCAATGAAGGTCGGCATCTCGAGCTGTCCCTTGCGATAAGTATGGTACGTGGTCTAGGACGGACCCCGAGAAGCACTCTCGGGCGCACGAAGTGCAACTGTGACGCCTGGAAGGGTAGGATGAACCATGAGGTACGCGAAGTGGGATGAAGTCGTCCTCAAGGTCGAAGATCACTTCGGGTACAAGGACAAGGTTCCTGCGCGCCTCAAGGTCATGATCCTCGGCTTCGACACCGATGTCGACAGCAGCTGTGCCCAGTACCTGTGCTACGTGCCGCCCTACGAGCGGATCCCGTACGGATTTCCAACGTTCACCATCGACAGGCACCACGTCCGACACTTCGGCCTCGAGGCCAAGTTCTTGGGTGACACCGGGTGCTTCATTACCGTCAAGCACCCGATCTACAAGCACATCGTTGCCCCCAAGGGCGAGAAGTGCGACAAGTGCCTGGCTTTCTTTGAAGGCGTCAATCGCGACGGTGACGGCACCTACATGTGCCGGTCGTGCAAGGACAACCCGTACCGCTGAGCGTCACTTCTTCCGACGTTCCTTCACAAACTGTCGGGCAGCTTCGAGAATGGCGTCCTCGTTGGGCTCACCCCGCTCCGTCAGCAGCTCGTCCTTCTTGGCGTGGTAGCGCTCCTTGAGCGTCACCTGCGCGCTCTGACGAGCGGGCGGCGGCGCCTCGCGCTCAGGCTTGGGAGGCGGCGGAGGGACAGGCTTCGGCTTGACGACGGGTGCGGCGGTGACCGTGATCTCGGGTGCAACCTTGCGGGGCGCCACGTTGACGGCCTCGGCGACGACCTTGACGGCCTTCTTGAAGTTGACCTGGAACTGGACGGGGGCAAAGTACCTGTTCTCGATCAGGACCTCGACCCTCGACTGGTACAGGCCTTCCTTCAGCTTATCGCGCATGACGGGTAGGTTGAACTGGATTAGCCCGTCAGGGCCGGCGACGCGGCCGTTGAACATGAAGGCGAGGTCTCCACTCTCGCAGACCAGCCTGACCTTCGCGGGTGCCTGTTCCGCGCCCTCGACCTTGACGCGAAAGAGAAGCTCGTTGGCCTCCTCCATGTCAAGGTCGATCGTCTCCAGCAGTGGTTCCATCTCAAGTAAGTATCTCTACTTGATGCGTCTGACGAAGACCTTGATACCTTCGATTGCCTTCTTGACCCGCGACGAGACGTGCTCGGCCATCACCGCAGCAAAACCCCTGTCCCAATCGACGGGAATCCTGACGAAGCCCTCGATCTTCTTGGGCGGCACCCGACCATTGACCTCCAACAACTTAGCCCAAACGATGACCGTTTCGAGCTCGCGAAGCCGCCGCTTGCGACCCGACTGGCCAAAGATTAGGCCACGCTGGAACGCGGCAACAACGAACGCGGGCGGACCGCCGTAGCCCTGCGTCACCAGCCTGTTGATGTGAGGGCCCATGCCCCGCGTGACGATGCGGTTGGTGATCCGCCCGTAGGGATGGGGCCTGCCGCCCGTGGTCGAACCGCCCCCGATGAACTGCGGCATGCTAAACTTTCCCTAATCGATGCGCATGTGCCACTCGCATCTTTTCTCGAGCTTCTTCACTGTGTCGACGACCTGCAAATCCATGCTCACCTCGTGCACACCTCTGACGTTGAGCCTCTGCACGACGTTGACGTGTTTCTTCAGAATCGAGTCGAGGTTTGCCACGTTGTGATGCGCCGATCTTCTCACGTGTTTCCGCAGAAAATTTCTTACCTACTTGCCAGGCAGACATCTTTTGCCGCGTTACCTCGCTGCGCCCCTTGTGCACAGCGCTCAATTTCTTTCGTGTTTCAAGAGATGGATTGTAACCGCCCTTACCACCTTCATTGAGATTGTAGCCGTGATCCATCGTCGACCATTCACGAATCAATCGACGTTCTGCTTCAAACGCTTCGTCCCCCGACTCACATTCCGCGACCACTTTAAACTCAAAATTCTCGACGCCGTGCTTTCGCATCGCCTGGTAAATGACGAGACTGGGATTGTCCAGATTACGAGCCGCGCTCAGGTGATCACGCCACCGATCAACGGGATCGTTCGACTTGCCGACATACCGCTTTCCGTTGATGATGTTTGTGATGCAATACACGAACGATTTCATCAGACTTTCGTCCTCTCAAATACTGCGTCGAACGACGGCGCGCCCGTCTCGTCGAACAGGTTGAACCGCACAATTTCGGTGGCGTTGTCGTCCTTGTAGAAGATCATCTGCGGACTGCTACCCGTGGTGATCTTCCACCGACCGAAGCTGATGTTGTAGAGCTGTCCGATCGTGCCCGACATCTGCAGCAC